TGCCAGCTTGCCGACCCGCCCCGCCGAGTCCTCCAGCTCCTCGTTGAACTCGCCCGTATCGGCCTTTAGCTTGACGATCAGCGTCGCCAGAGTGCTCATCGCTGCCTCAGATCCTTACCCTTAAATGCCTTGTTCAACATCTCCACGATCGCGATCTGTTGCTCCATCGTCTGTCTGGGCCGGTCGAAACGGGGCATAAAATCCTTGGGCATAAACGGCCGGTGACGTTTGCGCGCAAACGCCAGCCCCAGGTTGGCCACGGCGCTGGCCACGATCCCCGCCCGCAGGTCGTCACGCTCGCCCCCGAACGGATCCAGCTCGAAATATGCCATCCATTCCGTCAGCTCCATGCTGCTGGTCCGCGCCAGCAGCTCCCCGACGGGCATCCCCAGGGCCAGAGCTAGACGGAAATAGAACTGTCGCTCTGGCCGTCGTCGGAGTTTTTTACCAGTTCCTCCACGTCCCCTTCCGACAACCCGGAGAGACGGCTGGCCACGTCGAACACGCGCTGCAGTGCCGCGGCGCTCTTGGCTCCCAACGCCTTAATATCGGCGTTGGAGAACAGCCGCTCGCCGTTCTCCCCCACCGCCGACAAAGACACCAGCCGCGCGCGCACGTTCTCCATCTTGACTGTGGTCCTCTTGCCCTGCAAGTTGACGATCGCCGCCTCGAACAGGTCACGCTCGGCGCCGGTCAACCCACGCACCCGCACCACGCCGCCCCACTCCGGGACCTCGACGTCCTCGGCCGGCAGGTCGTCGACTTCCAGGATCTGCTGTCGCGTCAGGTACATCTATCACCCTCCTGTAAGCGCGGTTTGCGCGCCATTATGCCAATGTCGGCTGTCCGGTTACCTTGAGCGTGCAGCTCGCCGACAACTTGTCGTCGACCGGCGCGCTGGGCTCGAACCCGGTCACGTACGCCGTGAACGACCAGGTCGTCGAGCCCGTATCCGAGAAAACGAGCTGGAAATTCCGCGCCGTGCGATTCTCCATATCGTTGATCAACCCGGTGCCGGCGTCGTGCGTCGCGCCCGCCGGATCGTAGTTGAGATCAAACGATACCTCACCCGTGCGCAGGATCCCCGCCACGAACTCCTCCCACCCGCCGGTGCTGAGATGGTTGGTCGTCTCGTAGGTGTCCAGCGCCAGGCTGGGCCCGGTGATCGACGTCACCTCGGCGATGTTGGTGAACGACTCCGGAGATCCGCCGTCCCCGATCTTCAACAACGTCCCATATGCTGCGTAACTCGCCATCCTCAAAACCTCCTCTAGCGGGGCAGTTTGACCACCCCAAACTTGACCGATGCGCTGCTGGCCTGAAAATACAGTTTGCCATCGGATTGGATCCAGCCTTCGGTATCGAACGGCCCAAAAACCGCGTACTCCCCCGCGGCCAGGCTGTACGTCGTGATATCCCCCGTCCGCCCCGCTGCGTCGGCCACCGAGCTGATCGTAACCGTGTATCCGCTCCCGCCCGTGTTATGGGCGATGACAATCTCGGCGCCCGTCAGCGTCACCTGCTCGTAATTGGCCGCGTCCGCCGCCGTCATCGTCAGATCGGCCGCGTTGGCCGTATAAGCGTTAGTTTTGGTCCCCAGTGCCGTCAGCGGCGTGTGGCTCTGTCTGGCCATCCTCTAACTCCCTCTCCACCTCAATCGGCTCCCCGCGCGCGTCCACGAACGGCAACCGCACCTTGGGCGGGGCCTTGGGGGCGTGCTCGGCCTGGTAATGCCGCATCATTACATCCAGGCTCTCCAATGTGTCGAACTGGCAAAACTTACACTTGAGCTGTGGTAACCCTTTCCACGAGCTCACGGTATACGGCCGTTCCTGATTCGATCCGCGTTCATCTGCGTTCATCTGCGGTTACTCCTGATACCAGATCATAAAGTCCATCTGTACCGTCGACTTGTCGAACGGCGTGGCCCATTCGTCCCGTTCGTTCTCCAAGAGACATGCCCCCACCGTCGTCGAGCCCCAGGTGCCGGCGCCGCCATCGATGGCCGCCCGTACTGCCTCGCTGACGTCCTTCGTCTCGTCGTACGAGCTCCCCAGACACGTCACCTGCACCCTGGCCAACGCCAGCCCCGTGGCGCCGTCGTGAGCGTGATCCCTGGGCCCGCTGATGCGCTGGTACGCGATCGCCGGCAGGCTCGCATCCTGGGGCACGAGCAGCGGATAGATGCGCGTGCTCACTAGCGCCGACACGCCCGAATCCGCCGCCAGTTTGCTATATAGCCCCTCCTCGATGGTCACGGCAGCGCCTTCCCCTTGATCACCTCGCCGACCTGGTCCTTCGCGGCCCCCTTGCGACTATCGAATGCCGGCCGCAGGAACGGCCGCGCCGCCATCCCCGAATGTCCCACGCCGCGGGTCACCACCAGCCCCTCCGAACCCTCGAACACCAGCGGAGATCCGGTGATACTGTGCGCCTGGGCCCCGGTCTCCAGGAATTTCCAATACCACACTTTGTCCAGCGGCCCGATGTCCACCGTCACCGAGCCTTTACCCCGTGCGGATACTTCTGTCGCGATCAGCGGCCGCGGCGCGCGCCGTCCGGCGTCCTGGGCGATGATCTCGGCTCCGGCCTGGGCCGCCATCTCCAGCACCCGCTCGACGTCGATGCCCATCTTTTTTAGGGCCTGGATCAGTTCCTTGTCCCCCTTGATGCTCACCGTCACCCGGGCGCCCATCACGGCAGCTCCCTACACATCAGGTGCATCTCCCGCTGTCGCTCCTCGACGTGGATGATGCTCTCGATGTCGTACGTGTGCGACCCGAACGTCACGCGATTCTCCGTCACCACCCCGCTCCGGTAGCGGATCACGATGCGCGTCGTCAGCTCCGCTCCCTCGCGGCGCATTGCAATGAACTCGTCGCCCCGGACCGGCTCCACCGCCCCCCACACCGTGGCTACGTCCGACCAGGTGATCACCTCCTCGCCGTACGTGTTCTGGGTGACCGTCTTTTCCTGGATCGTGACCCTGTTCCTCAATCGCCCTGCGCGCATAGTTATTGTACTCTTGACACAATCAGCACAATTGTGCTATACTAATATCGGTCGGGGGCGGTGCCAGAGTGCAGGAACGGATTATGCCGCGAACAAGGCGCCCGCCGCATATCCCCGGGCCTCTCTCTGGCCCCACCTCTGTACAGGCGGGATCTCTCCGTCCTAGAATTTCAGCACCCGATATGGCCACAGTAAATACTCTGACCCCTGCGGAATGCGCTGAATATTCCCCACGCCCAGCGTATCCTCGCGGTTCTCGTACCAATGCCCGATCATCAGCAACATTGCCCGCCGGATCGCCTCCGGCACGTCCGAGGCCGCGTCGCCGTACCCCGCCACGAATCGCACCGTCACCCCGTTGGCCACCTGCAGCGTGTCGCTGGGCCAGGTCGCCGTCGATTTTAGTACCACGCGCGCGGGCTCGCTGTCCGTGTCCACCACGTAATCCCCGCTCGAGACCGTGCCCGTCGTCGCGTCCTCTTTGGTATACGTGATCGACGTGATCGATTGCAGCGGAGGCAGCGGGATTCTCAGTCGATCCGTGCCCGGGAACGCGTCGAAAATCCAATCCCACGTCTGCGTGATCAGCGCCCGCCGCGTGATCGTCTCCGTCATCTGTCGCGCCGCCGCGATCAAACCCAGGATCAGCTCGTCGTCGGCCGTCGTGTCCACGCGACAGTGCGTCTTGGTCTCGATCAGGCTCAAAGGCTCCACCAGCGCCGCCGTGTATATCGTCAGGCTCATCGCGCGCTCCTAGCTACTGCTCACCCTGGCCACCGGCGCCCAGAAATGGGTCTCGTCGGCCGCGATCACCGCGCCCGTCCCCTCGAACCGGTACCACCACTCCCCGGCCTCGTCGATCGTGACGTACATATAATAGACGCCGGTCTCCTGCTTGGTGACCTGGCCCAGGGCGTACGTGTACGTGGTCACGTTCCCGCTGGGATCCCTGACCTTGACCGCGACCGCCGTCGGGTCGGCCGCCGTGTCGTTCGCGTCGGTAAACGAGCCCTGCAACTTGACCCGATCCCCCACGTCGTACGTGTTAGCCACCGGGCTGGTCCTCCGTCTCGATGCTGTCGCTCACGTGCACCCCCAGCACGGGAGGCGCTTCTTTCTTTTTCGCTTGGATCATCTGTCGGAACGTCTCCTCGGGCAGACAGCAGAACTTGTACTTTTCCCCGCTCCCACACGGACACGGATCATTCCGGCCCACCTTCTTTTTATCGCTCACGGAAACTGCTCCCCATCTGGATTGATATGTTTACAAAAAATGTTCGTGTCCACCAGGAACGGGAACTCCAGCTCCTGGTATTCCTGCCAGCCCGCTTTCTCGAAAAAACCGCCCGTCATTATACGCGTGCACCAGTCCAGATCGCTGGTGCCGGTTCTCGTGTTGAACTGCTGGGACTCCTGGTCGTACCACACGTCGCGCGGCGTATTGAACACCTTGCGGGTCAGGTCCCGGCGCCCGTCCGGGTGTTGGATGATGTATTGCTCGCTCTCCTCCCACATCGCCCGCAGGATCCCGCAGTGGATCAACAGGCAGCCGGTAGGCACCCCGTCGCACCACACCAGGTCCCCGAACTTCCAGTCCCCATAGAACGACGTGCCCCGCCCGCGATACACCAGCGGCTCGCTCGGGCGGTTGCGCGTGTAGTATAGGCCGCTGATAATCGGGATCTGGGCCTCCCTCATATAATCGTTATACCGCTTGAACGCATCCGGGGGCAGGATCACGTCGTGCTCGATCAGCAGCAACCACTGGAAATCCCGCTCCAGCGCCTCGCGTACGATCAGATTCTGGGCGTCCGCCACCTGGTAGCGTAGCGGGATGAACGAGTTGAGATACTGGTTCATCTGCACCATGCTCCAGTTAGGAGGCACAATCTGGCCGTAGCGCCCCATCACCCACTCGATCCGCACCAGCCCCGTCGTCGGGGTGGCCACCAGCAAGCGGTTCACGTAGCCCGGATCCTTGCTATCCACCACCACCGTGCGATAAGCCGTCTGCGGAGGATCCGCCACCAGCGGCCCCTGGTAGCGCTCCCCGACCTGCCGCTCCAGCTCGGCCAGCTTGCCCCTGATCTCCTCGATCGCCCCTGTAAGCTCTAGCCCCATTTCACCTGCTCCGGCCGGGCCAGCTTTGCGAACGCCCGCTCGAACATCTCACGCTCCACCCCCAGGTCCTTTATCTTGCGATAGCAATAGTCCGCGTTTCTCACGAACAGCGGGAACACCATCACCTTGCACGGCAGCGAATACAGCAGGCACGCCTCCAGCGCCCGCCCGAACGCCATCGCCAGGATCTGGGCCTGGTCCTGGACGCGGTCCTCGCCGACCAGCTCCGCCGCCACCATCCAGTCCAGCTTGACGTCCAGCCGCGAGCGCGCGCTCACGTCCAGGTCCCGGAACGGGATCAGCACGTGATCCACCTCGATCAGCTCCTCCATCAGCAGCCGTTTCAGCGTCAAGCCCCACTCCGGCGATTTCAACACCCGCGGCGCCGCGCCGATGATCCTGCGGATCTTC